TGCCTGAACTGTTTCTGTATTTGGGTCTACATACGGAGTAAATGCTGCACCTTGACTTATTTGTCCAGCAAAACCTGCTCCAACATTAGTATCTGTAATGTTGTTAACGGTTCCGTTTGTAGTTTCTCTATAATTGAATCTTGCTCCATTAGGTATTGGTCCATTAGCACTAACAGTTGCCATCCAAGCACCATCATTTGGATTCACATCAGCATTAAATCTTACCTGAACCATTTGCGTAGAGGCATCTTGTTGTGGGTATGGGCGAAGATCCCAAGCAATATCTAAACTTGTACCAGTTGTTGCATAGGTAATACCTGTTCCTGTGCTCCAGGTTGTCCAGTCCCATCCTGCTATAGAAACAGAAGGAGCGTTTGGTGTAGTGTGATAAATTCCACCTTCATTTACTCCAAATGTTATTGTTGCATTAGACCCAACATAAACGTTGTTATAAACAGTTCCGCCCATTTGCATACCGAATGGAAGGTTCATTTGAACACCAGCGTCGTCTACCCCCGCCAAAACATTTGTACTAGTTCCAATAGTTGCTTGTAAATTATTGACTGCTGTTTGAGCACTATCAATTGCAATGTTTGCTTGAGTTAGTTCGGTTTGAGCAGTTGCTTGTGCTGTAGACGCTTCTGTTTTTGCTGCAACGGCTTCAGATATTGCTGCTTGAGCCTCTGTTATTTGTGTTGTTATATTATTTATAGCGGTAGTTGCAGTAGTTGCTGTAGCCTTTGCATCTTGAACTATTTGAAAACTCTGATCTATTGGGGTAACAGATAAATCAACACTGCTAATAGTATTAATAGCGGTTTGAACATTATTTATTTCTGTATTAGCCAAAGATATTTTGGAGGCTACTTCTGCCGTGACAGATTGGGCTTGGGAATATTCGGTTTGCGCTTGTACTACTTCAGCAATTACACCTGTTGTTGCATCTACTGCCTGTTGAACCTCTGTAGTAGCCACTGCAAGGGCTGTATTGACTGCCTGTTGAGCAGGGCTTACAACAACTTGTTCTTGATTTTCTGTAGCATGTGCACGATCAGGTGCCATTATTCCAAAAATTGTCACACATAGCCCTACCCCAAAGCCTATTAAAAGTCTTCGTTTTAGGTTATTCAATTTGGGGGCTAACTCCTATGTTTAATTATATGCTTAATTATATCATTTTTTATTTAATTAAACAACAAAAGGCGCATAAAAAAGAGGGCAGAAATGAATCTGCCCCCTAATTTATTAAGAGTTTACTTCTTTAGAAGCAACTTCTGTAGTGCTGTAATTTGCTTGTTGATTGTTGCAATAAGTGCAACGATCATCTTTAAGATTTCAGCGTTGCTTACAGTAGCAGTTGATTCTGCAACCTTGTATGAAACCACCTTAGCGGAATCTGTTGATACGTATGCAGGTAGATCAACTACTGCATTAAACGCACCAGCATTGTTACCAACGGTAAACTGATAAGTTTTTGATCCGTTTGTAAATGTATCTGTTGAAGTTGCTGTTCCAACTAGTGTCATTCCACCAGCAGAAATTGCTACTCCAGTTCCAAGTGTTGCTGCATCGTATACCTTAGCACCTGAAATATCAGTTGCAGATACAGTTAACTTTGCAATTTCGCCTGGAAGGTATGAGTCCTTATCAAACTTTGCTGTGTACTTATTAACACCTTGACCGCAACGTGCATCAAACTCGTTTGAGTAGATTACGCTTAGATCTGAAAGTGTATGCTTAATACGTACCTTAGTTGAACCTGATGTAGCAGCACATGTCCATCCACCATTTTGTACTACTGTAGCAGATGATGCTCCAGCAACAGAAACGGCAGTTACCTGTGCGTCATATTTTGTTGTATCAGCAGTTGGAGTAATTGATGCTAGTTGATTACCAGCAGCATCCTTGACTACGAAATCATAGGTTCCTGTGCGTGTACCGCCTGCTTGTGCAATGTCTTCACCAGAAACTACAATAGATGCAGCCTGTCCAGTAAATATAATTGACTTTGTTGTTAATACTGTTCCATTGAATGAAACTGTAATTACTGTTGCAACTGGCTTGTTTGCATTAGCAGTACCCTGCTTTACGTGGAGAACTCCACCAACACCAGTCTTAGCGCCGAATGAAACCTGAGTGCTTGGAGCACCGTCCCATGCAACAACTGCTCCACCTGTAGCAGATGCCTGTAGAACACCATTTGTTGAAAGAGTAGCATCGTATGCGTCTTTTGCAAGTACGTTTACGTATCCAGTTCCATCATTAACAACTGTTGTTGATCCAGTAACATCTACGCTAGAAGCAAGAGTTCCTGCTGTTGAAGTATCTTGAACACGAGCAAAACTGTTTGCTACAGAAAGAATATCTGTCTTTGCAACAGTTCCAGCATAAATTGTCTTGATATCAACTGTAGAAGTGGCTGAGCCAACCTTCTTCTTTTGAGTTACTGTAACTGTGCCTGAGCCGTTAACAGTTAACTTAACATTTGTTGGCAATGTAACCGCTGTTGAGGTTGTAGCCGTAAATGTAAATGTCTTACCTAGATTGGTAAGTGTTACCCCTGTAGGGTTTGATCCTGCTGCTGTGTAATCAGTAAATGTTGCAGGACCAGAAATTTCTAGAGAGACGTTATCGTCTGCTGTAGAAGCCAAGGTATCGCTTGTAGTTAGTGCAAGTACTGCATTAACTCCAGCCTCTGCCTTAGTTGTGTCTGCCAATACTGTTACGCCACGAGCACCTGAAGCCAACGAATCGGATAGTACATATCCGTTAGTTACTGCTGCTTGAGCCTGTGGAACTGCAACAAAGAATGTGCTTGCTACTGCTGCAGCCGTAACAAGTGCGATCTTTTTAAATGAATTCATCTTTCTCCTTGTTTAGTTTGTTATATTATGTTTAATCTATCAAGAAAATCTCTGACATCTTCAGGCATTTCCTTGTTATCCAATTCTACCATAGACCTCTGCTTCTCTGCAAGTCGTGTAGAGGAGGACCAGGTATGAATATCAATCTCAAGATTAGTATCCTTTGGTGTATGAGAGATAGCACCAAAGACAGCACCACAAACGGCATCTGCTAAATCTTTAGATTTTTTTCTAGGGTGATCAACACGATTACCCTTCATTATTTTTAATTCTGACATTTCTTCTAACAGTAATGGAATCATAGGAATTGCAACACGCTCTTCATAAATCATCATTGCAAGATCTTCATAATGTTTTTTAGCAACAGAAACAGTATCAGTTCTTATTCCTACTGCCTTTAATTCATTTTGAATGTCAAACGATTGCCAACGGTCAAAAGACACAATGCCAATATTAAAACCTTGTCTACGTAGATTAATAATCCATTGCTTTACCTCAGATAGGTTTACTGGACCTTCTGATTTTGGTTCCCACCATGCAACTGCATCTACTATTACAATTGGGGCTACTTGTTCATAATCTTTAATTACCTGAATATTTACCCACTTATCTACGTGAGCAATTGCTACCGCACACTTATCGTGTTTTTGTGCAAGGTCAGCGTGTATGTAATAAACTTTATCTGGATCTGGTTTAAAGTTTTCTGAGAATCTCCTAAAACTATCAACAGGGTTTGCTAGCGTCATACATTTTATTAATTTATCTTTTTGTTTAAAAAATGCATCTGATGAATAAGTTGGAGTACATAAAAATCTCATCATTGCATCACCAAGGTCAGTTAAAAATGCAATTTTAAAATCATCAATTTTACGTGTTGGGTTTACTTCCCATGTTGGACGTTTAAGTGCTAATACTTTTGGAATCTTATAAGAAAGAATGTGGTCTTCTTCCCATGTAATTTCAAATTCATTATCTGGTCCTTCTGGTAATTCTTCATTAATAATAAATTTATGTCTACGCTCTATTGTTTCTTTATCTGCAATAACAGAATCATATCTTTGAGAAATGTAGTCACCTTGATAGCGAGGGAATGAAAGAAGAACTACTTTACCAAGATCAGGAAAACGAGAATCTACTGTACCACGAAATGCTTTATAAATATTTTCTGCAGTCTTACCTTGTTCGTTGCCTGTTCCAACTTCAGATGCAAAACCAGAAATTTCATCAAGAACAGCCATGAATAAGTTTAAACCTTCATGCGATTCTCTTTCTGAGTGTCCAGAGTAAACAGTAATTGCTTTATCAAATTCAACGGAATCTGCTTTTGGATTATACTTTCCAGCAAACCAAGGGGACTTTTCAATTTTAGTTTTAAAACCTTTAAAGAAAACATTTTTAGCCTGTTGTGCGTTAATCGCTACGTTAATAATATCTATAGCATCTCCAGATGGTTTTCCATAGTATGACGCTGGATCCTTAAGGCATAGAAGTTTATATACTACATATGCACATGCTACTGTTGATACAAAATCTTTACCGCTACCCTTGCCAAGTTGAAGAATAATTTCATTTTTAGTATATTTTGCAAAATATGCAGAGCCTGCTGCTTCACCCATAATTTCTATCAAATCTTCTTTACGATAGATCTGACTCATTGCCTCAACAATGTCATATTGAATATTAGAAAGTTGTGGTTGTCCTAAATAATCTGGAGACTCAACAAATGTTTTAGCATCAACTGGTTTTTCAACAAAGTGGTTTTCTTTAAGAACTTCAAAAAATTCATTGAACATCGTGGACAACTGTAATCACTTCGCCCTCTTTAGCAATAGCAGAAAGCCTGTGCATAATAATATCACGAACCTCTGGATGTGATGATGCAATGTCTCTAAGTATTCCAACAAGAACTTCTTGTTTGCGTTCAATTTCAACCATCTCTTCTGCAAGTTCTTTGTTTTCAAGAAGGCCAGCCTTTTGCAACATGTCAATTCTTTTAGATTCAATATCCATAACAAGTTTAATCCCTGCTGTTTTTGCACTAAGGTTGTTTGTTAAACTTGATTCATCAATAACTTCATAGGCTTTTGTAATAAGTTTTGTGTAGTGTGTATCTGCACCTACCAGTGCTTCTTTAGCACGAGCACGAATAGCATCATTTGCAGATGCCATAACTTTCCATTCATTAATTAATTGAACAACACGGGTACGTGGAATTTCAAGTTCTTTGGAGATAACTGTTGGGTCATTTCCTTTTAGGTATTCAGTTACAACAGTGTTAACCTGATCTAAGTGATCTACTAAATCTTTTTCAGTTGACATCTTTTTCCTTTGCTATTTTAAGCAAAACCAAGTATCCAATAAGGTCATCAATATCATTGTCTCCAACGTATTCAGTGCCTTTCATTAGTCTACTTAACTTATCATCAATCCTGACTCTAAGTTGTTCTGCTGGGTCTGCTTTGCTAAAAATTCTAACAGGATCTAATGCAGAATCTCCATATGCAATATTTTTTTCAATAAGCATGTGTGCTATAGAATGACATGTTATCCAGATACTAGATCCAGAAGGTGCTCCAATTGATTTTAAATATAAATCTTGACAACTAAAATCTGAAACATCTTTATATACTGGTTGAAGTTTCATCGTTTAGATTTCCTTAGTCCAAATTTTGCAAGGTAGACATAAATAGTTTCCACTGTACATCCACACTCCTTTGCAATCTCTTCTGGAGTTTTCTTATCCATAACATAACGCTTACGCATAAAAATCTCTGAGGTATATAGTTTAGCAGCCATAATGTTATTTGTCAACCCCTACTGCTTTGTCCCAATTATTAATAGCCCAATGGCCGATGCCACAAGCGTCAGCAACGTCATTATCGTTAATAGTTTTATCATAGTTGATTTCAATTAATTTTATTGTCCTTTCTTTTCTAAATTGCCTTTCGTATGTCTTATACCAAGAATCTGATTTTCCAGGATTTTTTGATCTAAGAAGCAATTGCTCTTCTTTTGTTAGTCTTTTATTTCCTAAATAATTTTGCCAGGTAATAGGAGATACTCTTCCTACTGTAGTAATTCCACACATAGCAGCAGCACCTAACAATGCCCCTTGAACTAAAGCAAGATCAGCAGCAGTTTTTGGACTATTCATAAACACGGTATGTTCAATTACTATGGCATCTGCTTTCATAAAATCTTTAAAGTATGCTCTGGTTTTTACTGCTGCATCTCCAACTTTTTGATATATATCACTGCCTTCAAAATTAATCTTTCCGAATTCTTTAAGTTTTTTATTCTCATAAACAGCAAAAGCAAGACTGTTAGTGCTAGCATCAATAGCACATATTCTTTCTGGACTACCAGTTTTGTTCATAATCAATAATTCCCTTTAATTGTTTTAACATTTTTTCTACTTCTTTTTTACTTACATTACAGTTAGAGCAAAAACCAGAGTCATTATAAATAGAAAGATCTGTTCCACAACCACCAAGGCAAACTCTTTTTTTGCCTTTTCTTCTTTGTCTGCGAGTTATCTGATAGCGTTCTGCTATCTTTTCTTTTGTAGCCTCTTCTCTACATTTTTCTCCGCAATAGATTTGATAACTTACTTTAGGATTAAAGTGATTATCGCATCTTTCACATAGTTTCACTTAACCCCTCCAGGGACTTAAGTTTAATCACTCCAGTTCCTGCATCTGCACACGCCTGTTGAATAGGACATGTTTTACAGATTTTTGAGTTTGAGCGATAATTTTTTGTAGGCAGTGTACGATCTACCCAAGCCTTGCGAACATCACGCATCCATTGAAAAGTATTATCAATCCATTGACGATAGTAGTCATCTACTTCAACTGGAAGAACGAGGAGTTCGTGATTGTTTTTATTTTCATAAATTAAAACACCCTTTTTCTTTCCAAGGATTTTCATATAAATAAGTAATTGAATAAGGTGTCCAAGTTTTGGTTTCATGGAGTTCTTGCGATACTCAAAACCTTCATTAAGCATTGTCTTAATTTCACCAACAATATCTTCACCTTCCCATTCAATCATGGCATCTCCATAGCCAAAGATTGGTGGATCATCGTATCTAATTTTAAATTCTGTTGTTGGTTGATTATCGTCATCTTTAAATATTTTTGCTACTCCAGCGTTCATCATTGCTGACTGAATTCTTCCATGTGAAAGAGTTCCAGCAGTCATGTTTGCTGCACCGTATGCATCTGCATTATCTTCAAACGTTGCGCCGTCAAATGCTAGATACCAATATCTTGGGCATTCTCCATGGCTATATGCAATTGTTGAAGGAGCAAAGGTTTTCTTTGTCTGAAATTTTGGTCCACGATTAATAACATATCCAGATTTTATTTTTTCAATCAAGGCATCTGAATCAAGTATATTGTTTTTATTAGAAACACTCTTTATCATAACGCTCTGTAGTAAGTTTTTTGTCATTTTTATCCCTTGTTTATATTTAAGTATACCAGTTAGCGCATTATGTACTTGAGTGCTGATACTAGATCGTTAATTGATTGTGCTGCTGTAAAGTATATATTTTTCTTTGCCCTGTCAGATTTATCAACGTTAGCCATCCAAGTGGCTTTAAATGACATCTTTGCAGCAATAGCCTGTAGTCTTACTATTTCAAGGCTAGCAGCCTGTAGGGGAATATCTGGTTTAATAATAATCTTTGCAATCATAGTTAGTGCAACAGTCAACTCTTCATCTTGCATATAGTCTGCAATTTCTGTTAAACCATTAACCATATCAAGTGTTGTTTTTTGTGATCCTGTATCAGACATTTTTATCCCCCTCTGTTAATTGTTCTAGCATGTCCATTTCAATTATAGCAAGTCTTACTTTTGTATTACCTTCTCCAAGAATAACAACTATTGCTGGAGACTTGTCTCTGCCAGCCTGTATGGAGTCTGTAACAACTTTGGCCCAAACATCTTTATTAAGAGTAAATGATTTGCTTGCTTCTTTAAAATCAACAACAAAATCTCTCCAAGTTGCATCACCCTTTTGAGTATTGCGACCAGAATTTTTATGTTGCTTTGCACCAATTCTTTTTGACTCATTCTTTTCACTCATTAATAAAATCCTTTTTCTT